AGTACCAGTACCTAAAGAAGCTGTACTATCTAATGAAATAATTGCGGTGCCTGACGGATAAGTAAACGCATTTGTTCCAGTCCAAGTGTTATTAGTTCCTAAAATAGATGCGCCCGAAGTTCCTTGAACGCCCTGAGCACCAGTTGTACCTTGCGCTCCTGTTGCGCCTGTTGAGCCAGTAGAGCCTGTCGCGCCTTGTGAACCAGTATTACCAGTCGTACCTGTTGTTCCCTGCGCACCTGTTCTTCCTTGCGTTCCTTGAGCGCCTTGCGAGCCTGTAGCTCCAGTTGAACCTTGAACGCCAGTAGAGCCAGTTGCGCCAGTTCCGCCAGTTAAACCTACTGCGCCTTGAGTTCCAGTTGAACCTTGTGAACCAGTTGAGCCTGTTGAGCCTTGCGAACCAGTTGAGCCTGTTGAGCCTTGTGCGCCTGTTGCGCCAGTTGTACCTTGCGCTCCTGTTGCGCCTGTTGAGCCAGTAGAGCCTGTCGCGCCTTGTGAACCAGTATTACCAGTCGTACCTGTTGTTCCCTGCGCACCTGTTCTTCCTTGCGTTCCTTGAGCGCCTTGCGAGCCTGTAGCTCCAGTTGAACCTTGAACGCCAGTAGAGCCAGTTGCGCCAGTTCCGCCAGTTAAACCTACTGCGCCTTGAGTTCCAGTTGAACCTTGTGAACCAGTTGAGCCTGTTGAGCCTTGCGAACCAGTTGAGCCATTAACTCCTTGAGAACCAGTTGCTCCTTGAATTCCGTTCGCGCCAGTGGTGCCTTGAGAGCCATTAGTTCCTTGAGTGCCGTTTGCGCCTTGAGTTCCAGACGCTCCTTGTGAACCGTTAGCTCCCTGAACTCCTTGAGTTCCTTGAGCGCCTTGCGCACCAGTTGCGCCTTGCGAACCAACTGCACCTTGAGCGCCAGTTGCGCCTTGTGAACCAGTATTACCAGTCGTACCTGTTGTTCCCTGCGCACCTGTTCTTCCTTGCGTTCCTTGAGCGCCTTGCGAGCCTGTAGCTCCAGTTGAACCTTGAACGCCAGTAGAGCCAGTTGCGCCAGTTCCGCCAGTTGAACCTACTGCGCCTTGAGTTCCAGTTGAACCTTGTGAACCAGTTGAGCCTGTTGAGCCTTGCGAACCAGTTGAGCCTGTTGAGCCTTGTGCGCCAGTAGAGCCATTAACTCCTTGAGAACCAGTTGCTCCTTGAATTCCGTTCGCGCCAGTGGTGCCTTGAGAGCCATTAGTTCCTTGAGTGCCCTGAGCACCAGTTGTTCCTTGTGCGCCAGTTGTTCCTTGGGCACCTGTTTGGCCAGTGATGCCTTGTGAACCAGTGATGCCTTGAATTCCTTGAGCGCCAATTGAACCTTGAGCGCCAGCACTTCCAGTTGCTCCTTGTGAACCGTTAGCTCCCTGAACTCCTTGAGTTCCTTGAGCGCCTTGCGCACCAGTTGCGCCTTGCGAACCAACTGCACCTTGAGCGCCAGTTGCGCCTTGCGAACCAACTGCGCCAGCAGCAGCATCTACCCATTGAAAAGAGTCACCATCATAGTAATAAATCATTAACGTACCAGATGAGGAGTTCCACCAAAGATCGTTAACGCTTGGAGAGCCGGGCGCAGAGTCTGATGTTGTTATCTGCGTCCCTTTAAGACCTTGAGCACCTTGCAATCCTTGAATACCCTGCGCACCTGTGGAGCCTTGCGCGCCATCAGAACCAACGTAGCCGCTAGTACCTTGCGAGCCAGTGATACCTTGAACTCCTTGAGCGCCCACTGTTCCTTGAACGCCTTGTGCGCCCTGCGCCCCTAATGCTCCTTGAATCCCTTGTGCTCCTTGAGCGCCAGTATCACCAACGTCACCAGTTCTAGCAAAAGTAATTACAATATCTTCATTATTTGAGAAAGAATTTACGCCAGATAATTTACTTACTGGAACTTTAAAGTAATTTGTCGCATGAGTATGAAGTCCAGTGATACTAAATAAAACAGAATTAGCTGGAGTTGTTTTGCTAGCGATTGAAAAGTGACCTTTGATCGCAGAAGTAGAGTCATCAATGGTCTGTAAGAAATTGTATATAGAAACACTTAAATCATCTGTTTGGCTAATGTATAATTCAGTAGCAGAAGAGAATGACGCATTATTTAAACGAAGTTTACCAGAGGTAGGATCAGAGTCAGTTGTTGAGTCGCTAAAAGTATAATCGAAAGCAGCGCCGCCGAAAGTTCCAGCAGTTCCTTGTGCGCCGATTAAACCTTGAGCGCCAGTATTTCCAGCTGCTCCTTGCGAGCCAGTTATTCCTTGTGCGCTAGTTGCTCCTTGAACTCCCTGAGTTCCCTGAAGCCCTTGAGTCCCTTGAATACCATTTGATCCTGCGGTACCCTGAATACCTTGTGTACCCTGCGCTCCAAGTTGAGTGTACATTACTTGTGTAGCCGTCAAAATAACTGATGGCGTTCTTGGGTGATCGCTATTGCCCGCAATTGTTTCTAGCCTAACACTAGAATTAGATGTTTCCCAGAAAAGTTGAATGTAATCATTTTGAGCCAATGACAATACAAAATTTACCGTCAAGATTTCGGAGGTGAAAGAACTTTCCTGTTTATCGGGAACATCATAATGAGAATTTGTATCTGGTAGGATATTTCCATTCTTCTTAAGGAAAAACTGAGTCGAACCAAGCGAATTACTACTGTTTGTTAACTGAACCGAAAATGTGATACTATAAACACCCTGATTTGCAAATGTTACTCGACTTCCGGAAACCACAGAAACCTGATTATTAGCAGCGTCATAGCTATTCAGTGTTACAGCTTGAGGAGTATTAATAGCTACTGCTGTTTGATTTGTAGTGTCCCAGAATGAACCCCAATAGCCAATTGCGCCGCCAGCGCCAGGAGTACCAGAGACGCCTTGAATACCCTGAAGGCCTTGTGTACCCTGAGTCCCTTGAATACCTTGGATACCTTGAGTGCCTTGTGTTCCTTGAGAGCCTCCGTTTCCTTGAAGACCTTGAATACCCTGCGCTCCTTGAGTTCCTCCTGCGCCTTGAACTCCTTGTGTGCCCTGAACACCCTGCGTTCCTTGAACACCTTGCGTTCCTTGAACACCTTGTGTTCCTTGTGCTCCCTGCAATCCTTGAGAGCCTTGAACGCCTTGGCTACCACCAACAGAATTCCAAGTTGTTCCATCGCTAATTAAAACAAGAGTCTTGTACTGTTCTAAGTAAGAAGCATTAGCTCCATCAATTTGTCCATTATAAGTAGCATCAACAGTAATTTGCGCCGTTCCTTTGTTTGTGATAACAAATTGGCGACCAGCATTAGAAGAAGCTGGAATTAAAGTTGCAGTATATGGAGTAGCGGAATTAAAAACAATGTTGTCGTCACTAGTTGTTAAAGTATAGTGACCAGTTTTTGCATTTACGTTTCTAACGAAAGAATCGGCGTCAAGAGTTCCAGTAACATTAAGATAATTGAAAACGCCAGAAGGAAGAGTAATAGCACCAGTTAAATTTGCGGCGTTTCTGTAATACGTTGAATCATTACCATCTAATAAATCTGAATCAGCAGCTTTGCCACTTAAGCTAAGATAAAGACCACTTAAATTAAGGTCGTTAACAACTCCAGTAGCATCTGCTACTGAGAAGTTTACCTGCATACCTGATTGAGAACCTAAGTAGTATTTACCCATGTTATTATAGTCGCCTTAATCCGATAACTAGATTTACAGTTAAATTGAGCATAAAACGAACTATATTTAACCATTTACGGTTAAAATAGGCTCGCTATAAAAACTCAACCTAACTTATGGAGTTGGAGCTGAACCAGAAGGCGCAACACCAGTATCCCAAGGCATTTTGATTTCTACTGGATCGCTCTTAGCGAGCTGCTTGGCGATTTGCTCGTTAACGTGTTGTTCGTAGCTGCCAGTTACGACAGATTGAATCCACGCGATAACGCTAGCTTCAGTAAGAGTTTCAAATGCAACGAACTCTCCATCAGGAACATTCGCGCTTGTGAAAGGTGTGGCCCCAGAGAATTCTCCAGTGTTGCCATTTTCATCTGTACCGATTTTTTTCCAGTAAGTTTGAACGATAGCGTTTTTATTCGCACCTTCGTCTTTTACCTTGATCCCTGTTACTTTCCATGTGTATGTGATAGCCATAAATTTATATATTTTAAATTACTTATTAATGTTTTCCATTAACAAAGAGTTATCGTGTTCGTTTGGGAATGTATTAGTATCAATATCTCTCACTTATGAAACAACAGCGCTAATTACGCTAGCAGTCCATTTGATTGTAGCGGCAACTTCACCTTTAACTTGAAGCTTGAGAGAATCAGTTGTATTGTCGCCATCAACGAACACTTCCCAAGCCGCGCCGTTTTCAGAGGCGAACTTTGTGACGATAGCGTTAGCGACAAGAGCTGTATTACCTGCTTTATTAGCAACCAAGCAATCGTAAGACCAAGAAGCGGCTGTTGCGTTCGTAGTGTCGAAAGCTGTGATAGTTCCTTTGAAAGAAGCGGCAGAGTTGTTGGCTACAAGGATGCGTCCAGATGTTCCATTTAAGAACATTTCTGTTGTAGCGTCACCTGTGGTTGTGCAGTAAACTACAAAGTGATCAGACTTAGCTTGAGCAGAACCTGAAACTGTAACGCCACCGATAACAAGATCGTTCGCTGTATTAGCGCCATTGTTTGTGACATAATCAAGTGTTACTTGACCAGTGCGAGGATAAAGAACGTCGAGGTCAGTTGTTTGAACGCCAAGACCAGTGATGTGACCATAAGTATCAATTAAACCAGTGAAGTTTTGTATTACAACGCCTTGAGTATTTGTGCTAACTGTGCTAACGGCGGCAGATGTATCTTCGTGAGAAACAACAATCAGATTAGAACCGTTGTCAGTAACAAGAATACCGCTAGAACCGCTAATAGTAATGTCATTTGCGTCGCCGTTAGAGCCTGTGATACGGATAATCGCATCATTAGTTCCACCAGCAGCGACTGTAAGGTCGTACATGGTGAATTCCGATGTGATCGGCATATTGTAGTATGTCGTTCCATCGTTTGTGAACTGCCAGCGATCAAGACCTTCATTCCAGCGGAGAGCTGTATTTGCTTCGCCGCCGCGTTCAATTTCAATGCCAGCGTTTTCAGTTGGTACTGCTCCAGTAAAGTCCGCGTTAAGAGTAATTAGTGCATCACCGATGTTTGTTTCGGTTGTGTTGATGTAGGTTGTAGTGCCGCTAACAGTTAAGTTACCAGTAATGACTAAACTACCATCAAGTCTTAAAAGATTTGTGTCGGATTTGTAAGCTGAAACTTTTGTCCCATCGTTTGGACCAAAAACAACAGCGTCAGAGCTTTGAACAGAATTTAGGAAAACGACTGGACCAGCATTAACTGTTAATGTATCAGAAGCGTCGCTACCGAGAGTTACATTTCCGCTAGCAACCAAATCGCCACCGATATTAATACCGTTAGTCGTAGAATTTCCGCTGTTTGTTACATCTTGAAGATTTCTAGCATACGATTCATTGATTAAAGTTCTCAGCATACCAGACAAGGTGTGAACAGAGCCTTCACTTGGAGCAGTTGTTGTTACGCCGCTAGCAATTTGATCACGAACGATAACTGCGGTTTGACCAGTAGCAGAGAGAACGTGACCAAATGGATCAAAAGTAAATACAACGCCAGTGATGGCAGAACCAGCAGCAGCCGCAACAGTAACATCAGCTACGCTAGAAGTATCTTTGTGAGAAATTGTGATTGCATCAGCAGCAACAGAAAGCTCAAGACCAGTTCCAGCAACTACTTGAACAAAATCATTGAAAACTTGACCGCTAACACGACCAGTTAAATTGATATTAGCTGTATTAGCAGTTGGGCTAGAAGCATTAACTTGGTAAAGATTACCAGCGTTGATAGAGAGGTAGCCAGACAAGCCTGTGCCAAAATCCCATACAGAATCAGATGTTGAAACACCCGTGCCGTTTTCTGCGACTGTCGCCGAAATATCACGGAAAGCGGCAGAGCCAAGAGTACCAGTGAAATTGGATATAACGCCAGTAGCTGTTCTTAAATTAGAATCTTGACCGCTAAAGTAGCCAGAAACACCAGTGGTAAAGTCGAATGTGGCCTTTGTGCTTGGTGTTAAACCAGTTTGCCCACCAGAAACTGTCTGGTCGATAACGTACTGCTTGAGGTCAGCGGCGACAATCGACGCGGAGCCTGTTGTGAAATTGATTTGATTGCCGACTTGTGTGCCTGTATAGTAGATAGCCATTTTTTAAATTCTCCGTTATCAAATTATTTACACAGTTTTGTTATTATTTCACTTGTATTAAATCTAGAAAACCGACCCAGTGAATTGTAGTGGCAGCTAAGCCGAAAACGCTTATTTTTAAGTATCCATAAGTCGTATCGGCGTCGATCAACATTCCTCCAACACCTAACTCGTCTGTTATTCTGCTCACAACCGTTGCCCCAGCGATTTCTGTGAATCCTGCGCTTATTCCTTTTCTAATTGTGCCTTCTGAGTTAAATGTTGATGTTAAACCAGCAGTTGATCTTCCAACAACTCTCACTTTAAAAAACCATGAAGTGTTATTAGGTAAAGTTAACTTTTTGATTTGATTTGGAAACGCCAACTCATAAGTTCCAGTTGTTGTTGTTTCTCTTTTTAAAATAAATTCGGAATATTGTGCGTCACCAGCTTGAGAAAAACTGCCATCAGCAGCTGTGCGAATTCCGCTTAAATAATTGTCTGTTCCGCTACCAAGAAGAAGTGTTCCAGATACACTAACGTTCTTTTCAAAGAAAGCGTCGTTAGCGTTATTAAGTCCATCTTCGTAAATACCAGTAACGAAATTGTATTGACCACTTGTTAAGTGATAATATTGACCGCTAGCTCCTCCTTGCAAATCAGGAAGCGAGTTATGGTTAAACTGATCCGCTTCGATAATTTGAATTGGACCATCATCGTTATCGGTCTCGACAACATTAATAGGTCCAGCATCATTACCAGATATAATAATTTCAACTACTTCGGACATTTTACGAAAGCGACGTTACACCCGATACTACTGAAATAACTCCTTTTAAGATTTTTTGAAATGTACCATTATCAAATTTCACTAAAACATCGTACTGTAAATCGCCTGGATGTAATGCCGCAGTTTGCGCAGCAGTTAAAGCGAGTTTGATTGATCCAGCACTTGGATTTGTTTTTGTTACTGTAAAAGAAACAAGAGTTGGCGAATAATAATTCTGTTTTATTTCTGCATCAATTGTTGCGGAAGTAAGATTGATTGCTACGCCTCCAGCATCTTTAAGGATAAGGCTAACAGAATAATCTGTATTTGTTTCTATAGAAATGTTATAAGTAGAAGCAGACATTGTTGGAAGCGTTCATTTAAATTTACACAAAAAGCGCACTTTTAAGGGTGCGCTTTTGATTTTTAATTAAAACTAGACTTTAGTAGATGATGAAACCTGTACCAGTAGCAACCAAACCCATAACATCATTAAACATACTCTTGTTTACAACTTGAGTTGGTCTTGCTTGATAATAATTATAAGCATAAACAAGTTTGTTAACTTCTTCCATATGACTTTTCGATAAAGAATGAAACTGTTTGCTCACTTCATTTGTGTTAACAAACACAATTGTATTGTCTTCGTCTTTTAAAGACAAGATTCCGTTTCCAGAGGAAGAACCAATAGATTTGATGACGTTTCTCGACTTCTTTTTATAGTAGCTCGCCATATAAAGATGCTTGAGAATGTCTTGCTCTTCTTTTCCAAGACTAGCATCTTCACCTGTGAAATTAGTAAAAATCAAGTTGTTGATTTCGCCTAAGTTTGCGGTAATCCAGCCAGAAATGACGCTGATATTAGCTTCCGCTGTATCAGCATCAAATTCGTAGAAGAATATACCGCTTGCTACTTGTTCGATATTAGCCATTTAAGATTTTGTTCATAGCAATCTTCTGTTTTTCAGAAAAAAGCTCTTTTTGTTTTGGTTGAGGAGAAAAATAACCACGACTCTGAACGTTCTGAGTGTCAAACTGCCTCATCAAACGCTTCTTTAACATAGGCTTGCTGCCAGATTGATCAATGTAAAGACGACGCGCCAACGCTTGCATTTGCATCTCGTTCATCTCATCTAAATTTTCTTCAAAGATAGAGCGATTTGCTGTACCAAAAATATTTACTTCTTTAACGCCTAAAGCAGTTTCTAATTCACGAACTTTATCACGATACTCCTTAGAGTTCTTATCTTGAATGCTGTTTAAAGCACTCATAAGACTCGGATTTTCTTTAACTTCAGACTGTCCAGTTGATGTTTCCATACTAGATGATACCTTACAGTTTACACTTTTCTAGAATATAGAGAATAAAAAACCCGCCTCTTTCGAGGCGGGCTTCGTAAGAACTATTCTATTAGACGATCTTGCCAACAAGGGCGCGATTGTCGAGAATCATGCGGCCTTCTTCCATCGAGCCGAAATAACCGATCTTATTTTGGCGGATGCTGAATTGGTCGTCGGCAACGAGCGTGAATTCCGAGTTGGAATCTGGATCGGTAGCGACAACACGAAGGAGTGACTCGCGGCTGCGGTCAATACCAACGATGATTTCTTGTGTGGAACCAGTGAAGTCACCAGAGCTTGTACCATCAGCCTTTGTGAAGGTGGTGGCGTCAGCAGCGGTGTCGAAAATGGTGTTGAACTTTTGGCCTTTGCCCATTTCAACGAATTCCAAGATCGAAACGCCGTAGAAGCTTGGAATGCCAGCTGCACCGTAGATAGCGGAGCGCATTTCGTCAGTGGCAGGAATGCCGACCGAAGAAGCTGTGCCGCCAGAAGCGGTGATACCAGAAACGGTGTTGATTGGGTTATAAGCCATTGCACGAATTTGCTCAACGATTTCTGGGGAAACCAGAATGTCGGTCAAACCAGCGCGAGCGCCACCAGCAGGAGTACCGTTAGCCCACGATGTGGAGATACGCTTTGCGAGGGTGAGCAGTTCGTTCAAGTCAGCCAAGAGGAAACGACCAGCTTGGTTAGCTTTTTGAACGTGTTGCTTGCTATTTGTGGTGGCGGCGGCGAGAGCGGCCATTACCAGCGAGGCGGAAGTGCGTTCTTGTTTTAAGAGAACTTCTTGGGCCATGCGGGTGAAGGTTTTCGCTACAACGTCCATACGATGTTTGGCGGCGTACTTACGATCAAACGACAGAGCGCTGTCGAGGCTGTAAGTAGCAACTTTCAATTCGGATGTGGTTGGGAGAACTTGATTGGTTGGAAGACCACCAGCGACTGACTGAGAATATACTGTGATATAGTCTTCGTCATTGATGTCGAAGTAGAGGTCGAGCGGGATGCTAGGATTGTCGTCGGCGTTGAACGGCAGAGTTGTGAACAAATTGCTCAGTGTAGGAGCGTTGTTGATAACTTCTGCAAGTACAGGTCCGATGAAAGAGGCGAGAGCAACTTGCGCATCGTAAGCGATGGTACGGTTGCGGCTAGCCATAGCTTTGATAAGCTCAATCTGTTCTGGTGTGCGCTTTAATGTGATTTTCATTATAAATTTTTTCCTTTTTTATATTTTATTGTTCAATTACATACGCAGACCGACGACGGCGAAATTGCCATTGAATTGATCAGCAATGCCGTTAAGAGTTGTGCGTGAACCTGTGCCGAGAACGAGGCCGAGTTTGCCAGCATCACTGTGAGCGCAGCCTGTAACTTTACCACCATTGGCGGAAAGTTTGAAGCCAGAGCCAACTGTGAGGGTACCGTCGACGGCGTTAGCGCCGAGCGAGAAGATACCGCGAGTAGCAACTGGAACAGCTTGACCAGGCAGAACACACATCAGCTCTTCCGCTTTTTGGCGGTAGTAGAGAAGTTTTTCGCCGTTTTCATCTGTTTTAGCAGTTTGACGGAGAGTGATGCCGAGGCAGTTTGTGAGGTCGCCAGAGGCGGCAGGTGTAACCTTGAGGTTAACCTTTGGATATTGGGCAGCGCCGATGTGTGGGTAATCGGTTTTGCCGAGGTATGAGTCGGAAGCGTATGAAACAGGATCTAAGTCAAAGTTACCTGCGGAAACTTTAACGAAAACACCTGCGTCACCGCTGCCAACGCCTGTTGTGCTCTCGTTAACGGCAGCGTCAACAAGGGCGTACATATTGACCACGTCAAACTCATTGAGTTGACGGAATGGTAAGAGACGAATAGCCATATTGTTTTCCTTATTATATATTTACTTGATTGTTATTATTTAGAATAGCTTACGCTAATGTTTTCCCGCGAAAAAGCTTGTGCAAACTTATCGCGGAAGTTGATTTCGACAGATGTTTGACTATCTGGCGCGGTGTTTGTAGCAACAGCGCTTTCGAGAGCAGCTGTAATGTCAGGTTTCTTGTCTTCTACCTTTGTTTCAACAACGGTAGCGACAGAAGCTTTGCTGACTTCTTTGAGGCGAGCTTCAACTTGTTCTGAAATCTTCTTTTCGATTTCAGCGGCTTGCGCCTTGATGAAGTCCTTGCTCTTGTGTTTCCATACAACACCAAATTTTTCTTTGTAAGAAGCGAAAGCTTCTTCAACAGAGTCAAGAGCTTGAACTTCGCCAATGATAACCTTGCGGTCTTCGTCAGAGAGTTCGTAAGCAGCATCAAGTTCGCTAACGCGAGCATTGAGGCGAGCAACGGCTTCTTCTTGAGTTTTCTGTTCTTTAATTTTATTCAACTCTTCTTGAGTTGCGGCCAAAGAAGCTTTCATTTGTTCAACAGAAGCAACAGTTTCGTTGTAAAGCTTCTGAGCTTGTTCTTTAGCATTTTTTTCGGCAGCGATTGAATCGCGGTATTCTGTGTCTTTTTGTTTGATAGCTTCTGTGAATTGGCTGGTCATTGAAGCAACAGCTTCTTCACCGAACTTTTTCTCAAGAAGAGCACCCTTGAGTTCTGCGATAAGTTTTTCTAAGTCCATATGGTTTATATTTTTTACATTTTTTATCTCTAAAATGGAATTTGATTTTTTATTCATTAAAAACGCCATCACCTCGTGACGGTAATCTTTTGATGAATCTTGCATCTCTAAATCTTGCGGTTCTTCCTCTGAAGCTTCATCTTCGGAGTCTCGGAGAGAAACTGAAACCTTAGAATCAAATGCCACTACGCCATTAACTTGCGCAGCTGGATTTGTAGTGAATCCTCCTCCTAACGGATAGATTTCTCCAACGATAACTCTATTGATAATTGTTCCGTCTTGAAGCTTCCCTTTTCCGCCTTTGCTTTTTAAAAATTTTGAGTATTCTGCAACAGTTTCTGGATCAGTAATGATGTCCGCTTCTTTTAAATTGTCGCTTCCAACAGCTAAATAATAACTGCTAAAACCAATTTCCCAACTTGCTGAAATTGAGTTTCTGAACGAATCAGCAGGATCAGAATTGCGAATCATCAAAGAAGTAAAAGACGAATCTACTGTTTTATAAACAACTCCTGCAACTGATAAATAAAATGGATCTAATGTTTTACTCGCTTCTTCTTCTGACATTGCAGTGTTATCACTTAATCTATTAAATCCGTAGTTAGTGATATGGCCGATAACTCGTTTCTTATTATGCTCGATATTTAGATACTTGTTAACAAATCTTTTAGCGATTTTAGCAGCAGTAGCTCCTGAAATACCGTCGCCATTATGGTTTACCATATTTGGCACAGCTAAGTTAAAAGACACTCCCAATAAATCAGGATTATCTTCAAAGTTAATATTTGGAGAGAGCTTTTTCAGCTCATCAAGAGAAGCTTTGGAAATTTGAAAATCTTTGCTGCCCACTTTGTGACAAGCGACAGAAATGTTATCTAATTTCGTCTTATACTTAAACGCCATGAATTACTTTACAGCAGAATGGTACAAAATAGCCGCAGAATATTCGTCCAATAGAAATTCATCAGCAGTATCAGTGATTTCTTTCATTGGTTGAAGCTTTTCAATGTTGCTTAAATCTTGCACACAAGCTTGCATTCTAGTTGTCCATTCTTCTTTGCTAGAAGCAGCAACAACTTTCTTACATAGCTCGATTACGCTCGATTTTTGCTGATCGTTAAGCTTAGATACGCCAAACTTTTCAGCAGTGAACGTCTCAGAAGCTTTCATGAAAGCATCAACTGCATAAACAGTAGATTGAATATCAGAAGTGGAAGCTCTTGATTTTGTTCCTAGTGGTCTACCAGGTATAGAGTTCTTTGGTTTTGCCGTTGGAGTTCTCGAAACTTTATTAACTGGCTTTCCAGCAGCAACAGGAGCAGCTGGCTCTGGTGCGCCCAGATCGTCAATCAATGGAACGCCGCCAACAAGAGGATTGTAGTATCCTTTTTTTCTTTCTTCTACGAGTTTGTCTTGCGCTGGACTCAACTCTTCCGAAGAAGGCAATTTGCCGTTAGCCATAGCTTCAATACCTTGTTCTGGAGTGATAATCGACAGCTCCATCAAACGGCTAACTGTGCGCATATATTGAATCTCGTCTTTAAGATCAATTTGTTTAAATTTAGCAGTAGGATAAGCTTTAAATCCCAAATCTTTTGAGATGCGAATTATTTCTGGTTGAAGAATGTCGTTCAAGAAACAGTTGCGCGATTCTTTAAGGCGCTCCATGAAGAAACCGATCTTCGCAGTCTGCCCGTTATACTTGTCGTCGCCAACAAGAACGTTCATTAAACCTTCTTTAATATCTTGATTAAGAATCTTGTATTTTTCTTCGCCAACAACTTTCTTTAAGTCAGGAATAATGAATTCAGCTTTTGTTGTATGGTCCGAAACGAGAACTCTGCCAACGCTTTCGTTCATAAACAACGATTGCATTGCCGCCATATTTGCTGGATTGATGCCGCCCTCGTCAGGAGGAGCGCCCATAGTGATGAGCAGCAATACATTCTCTACTGTGCGAGAAATAGCTTGGTCAATATGCTTTAATTCCAGTTTCGCATTAACATCTTCCATGATCGGAAAGGTAAACGGAATTGCAAACGGCTCGTAGTCTTGTTTCTTATAGAAAGAGTATAGCAAAAATGATGGATCAAGTTTAATCTTTAATCCATCTCTAAAATAAGCTTTGTCTTTAACCTTCTTCTGCATATCAGCAGGAAGAGCTTTAAACAATTCTCTATCTGCGTCGTCTTTTGGATTTCTGAGTCTTTCTAACTCGTATTCAGAAAGAAGTTTTTCGTAAATCGCTTCTGAAA